TTACTTTATGAGATCGAAGTACCGAGACATCCACTCCGGTAGTTGGTGCTGGTACAGGAGTCGGTGCCGGTTGAGTGGGTTCACGCCACCCCTGTCCCCAAACATGACTTGAAACATGAAGCAGTTAGCGATGTACTCAGCAGAACCCACAGCCGCCACTCCAGCGTTCCTATAGAAGTAGTTTGCTCCGGAGTCTCTGGTGAGTAGGGCGTGACCAAGTTCATGGGTCAAGATGCTTTCTGCCGCCGTCGTTTCAAGCCTGCTGTTAAGGTTTATGATTGAAAATTTCCGGTCGGTGATTGTATACCCCAGTACATTCTTCCCGAGGTCAAAAGACTGAACTGCTACATTGGGGAGCCTATCGGATAAAGTCCAAGGGTCTCGGGAGTTGTATTTGCGAACTGTAGTGCGTGCCTTCTCAATGGCGCAATCTGCATTGTATCCCATTTTGGTGCCTCACTCTTCGGACCCACGGTACTTCTTCGGTGTGTACTTCTTTTTAGCAAGCTCCTGGGCGAGGGCATAGGACTGGCGTAATGATACTGCGAGCAAACGCTTATCCTCATCGCTCAATTCGGCATCATTTTTGAAGAAGTCCGGACCATCAGGATCAAGTCCATCAATGATATCCTTTATTTTCTGATCAATGGCACGTGTGTCCTTTTTGGTCAGAGAATAATAGTGAGGCTTGTCTGACTTACCAAGTAGGTAATCTATAGAAACATCATAATACTGCGCAAGCTTCTTGAGCGTATCGTTATCTGGCTCATTCCTATTGTTTTCAAAATGAGAATAGGCCGCTCTTGAGACGCCAATTGCTTTGGCAACGTCCTCTTGTGTACGGCCGTCACCTCTTAGCTTTTTTAATCTATCGCCGAGCATAGCAACGCCTCCTTAAAGTGATTTTAGCACCCATGTGATACAAAAAGTATCTAGGATACAAAAAGTTTCAAAAATGGGTTGACGATACAAAATGTATCGTGGTATATTATCTATGTTGATACGAAATGTATCAGAAAAGAGGTGATCAAATGGTTCGAGATGAAGTAATCAATCTTCGGGAAAACGCAGGGTTCACGCAAACTCAACTTGGAGATAAGCTCGGCATATCAGCTGTTCATGTTAGAAAAATCGAAAAAGGCACTCGTAATCCAAGCAAAGATTTGACGGAACGCTACGTTGCACTCTTCGGATTGCCAGCCGATAAGATTTTTCCGGATATTTATGAGAAATTAATTGATACAAAACGGATCATGTCTAAACACATTCCCGCCCAGCGAGAGGAGGCATCACGATGAATGAAGAGCTGAAGCAGCACGCCACGCGAATTGCTGAAATATTGCAGGAACAAGGCAACCCATACAAACGAGTTGAGATTGATCATGGTGGCATAAAAATAGTCTCCACCGATGCGTTCGAGCCAATTAAGCGTTCCCAGCATCACAAGTGTTTCATTTGTGGCGAGCCCGCAGATTTGCAACTGGACGACGGGCAATGGGAATGCGGTAACTGCGCCCAGATTGCCGCTGAGCTTTCAGAGGAGGACGAACGATGATCAATCAGAAACTGGTCGGAAGTCTAGTTGAAGTGGCTGGCGAAACGGTTGGTATCGTAGTATCAGCTGACACAAAAACACTGCTGATCCGCAAAGGTTCTGTCTATTGCTTGGACGGCGAGACTGATACCTTTGTAGCCGGATCAAATGCAGTGTTCATAGACAAATCGGTTGTGGAAGACTGCTACTGGATCAAGCTAAAGCCAGCCACGCTTATTACGAAATCCATCAACATTAATGACGGCAGACAACTGGTTAGCAAATTTCTGAACGTGGATGTTGGGGCCGTCAAAACCGCTAACGAACTCGATACGATGTACTAGATATACGGGTAATTTGGGATTGACGTTTGAAATCAAATCACCGCGCCTTGGAACTTCAGGGAGTTCTAATTGGGTTTCACGCCGTCCTTCGACGATCAAGTTGCATGTAATCATCATAATCACCTCCTTTCAGAGGCGATTATCTCACATGTCAAAGAACGAAAGGGGGTGACGCCATGAACCGCAAAGAGAAAATCACCGTGATCTACGAGTACTTCCAGCGCGCAGGACGCGACTACACCATCAAGCAACTCGAGCGGAAGTCAGACCACTTCATCGACAGTGCGCTTCTACTAATCGAAAACGATGAAGAAAACGAGCTGGACGAACAGGTCGCCAGCATCTAAGCAAATCATACAAGCGTATGAAGGTATTTGTGAGAGGGGTGTTATTCATGAAGACAATGCCACTACAAGGCCGCTACACAATACGGCGGTCAATCAGAAGCCCGCGCACCTTGCGCCACGAGATGCAGCGGGTAGGCATGACCGGAGTCAACACGGCAAGGATGATTGGGGTTTCTCAACCGTCAATGTCACGCATGATGAATGGCAAGCAAGACATTCAACTTGAAGACGCGGCCAAGATTGTTGAGCAGGCGCAGGACGCGTTCCTGGCGCTCGACATGGCGCATCAGTTCGTGCACGTCACAGCGCCGGTTATCAATGGCGATGGGATTGTGAAGGAACCACTGGCAATGGCAATCAGGCTGGTGCCAGAAATGCAGCAAGCCATCGAGGCGGTGCAGAACTCATTTGATGAGCTGACCACACCAACCGACAAGGTGAAGGACACCAGCGACCCGCTGAACGCGGTCAATCAGCTACTTGATGCTCTGCTGTACGGGAGCAACGCCGTGGCCTTCATCTGTGAGGAGTTCGACTGGTCAATGCAGGCAATGATGAGCACGCGGGTAAAGGAATGGCAGAGATTAGGAATCGTAGGTGAATGAAATGAACACAAACACAAAACGTATCGCCTTCAAGCGGAAAGTTGACCGGCTGACGTACAGCGAAGTTGACGCAGCAAAAGCACTCGGCGTTGATGTGAACAAGCTTCGCGTATTGGTCGAGATGGGCGAGATCAAACAGCTCAAGCTAGGTGCGAAGAAGATTCCGAAGGACGAGATTAGGCGGTTCATTCATGAGGGTGCTGAATCTGGCACGGACTACAACAAGCTGATTCAAGACTATCTGAACAGCAAGAAGGAGATGCAAGAAGCATGATCGGATTGGCAATCGGAACCATAGGAGTACTTGGCGGTGTCGGTGCGCTGGCATACATCAGCCAAGGCGCAGCAGACAAGTTCATGACGAAGCACCCACGGGTCGCAGAGTACTTTGACTACTTTGCAGAAGACGAACCAGAAGACGACAAAAAAGCCCCAGCGGCGGCGACCGCGGGGACTAAAAACTTTGTCAATAATATTTATACGGTAAGTGTAACACGAAAGGTGGACAAATTGAATGCCAGAACAAAATGAAGTGTTAGCACCGCAAGACCTCACTTATACCGTCAATTTCAAGAAAAGCTCTATCAGCATTGAGAATTACGATCTGCTAAAAACCAAGGTCAGCGAATACGCGGCCAAGTATCAAAATATGATTGTCAATGACAACACGGTAACGGACGCCAAAGATGTACGGGCAAATCTCCGCAAGCTTAAAACGGCGATCGACGATAAGCGCAAGGAAGTAAAGCGCGAATATGACCAGCCGCTCAAAGAGTTTGAGGGCAAGGTTAAGGCTTTGACCGGCCAGATTGATGCGGCCATTGCGCCGATTGATAAGGCAGTGAAGTCTCTCGAAGTGGCGGAACGCGAAAAGCGGCACGCCGATTTAATTGCTCAAATTGCAGAGATCGCGCCAGCTTACAACATTGAGCCAGAAGCCGTTGAGCCTGATCCGTCATGGGAGAACGCGACCATGTGGACGAAAGCCGGTAAACCGACCGTTGGCTTGACCCGCGCCATTGGTGAACGCCTCAAGGGTATGCAACTGCAACAGGAACGCATGAAAGCCGATAAGGCGGCCACAGAGGCATACGCCAAGGCCAACAGCCTAGACCCGTACTCATGGTTGCAACAGATCGAAACCGGCGCCACGTTCGCCGACTTACGTGTACAAATGGACGCCGCACTGATGCAACGCAAACAGGCCGAGGAACGCGCTCAGCACGAAAAAGAAGCGGCCGAGGCCATTGCCAAGGCTAAGCAAGAACAAATCGGCGGCAAGACAATCGACGGCGAAACTGGCGAAGTGATCACCAGCTCTGAACAAACCACGCTTAACACTGCCGCGCCAAAGACATACACCCGGGCTTTCCGGGTGACTTGCACAGAGAAACAGATGTGGAGCCTAGCCGATTTTATGAAGTCTAACGGTATTCAATACGAATCAATTAAGGGGGCCTAGACATGGAACGATCAGAAAAGGTCATCGACTTGATCAAAGACCTTCGCAAGTTTCGCGAGCAGGTCAAACAGCCAGAAAAAAATGCGTTCAATCCATTCACCAAAGGAAAGTACTCCGACCTGTCGGCGGTCATTAAGTCGATCGACGCGGCCACTGCTAACACCGGCCTCTCCTGGACGCAAGATGTCCGTAACGATCCCAACGGCGTCACGGTTCAAACAATCATCTTCCACGATTCGGGCGAGTTTATCGAATTTTCGCCCCTGACAATGCCAACCGGCAAGGGCACGGCGCAAGACGTAGGAAGCGCCGAAACATACGCCCGCCGCTATACGCTACAAACCGCTTTCGGGTTAGTGGGGGACGCCGACGACGACGCGAACAGTGCTTCCAGCCGCGCGCCAGAGCAACGCCAGCAACGGCCACAGACCCGCCAGCAAGCGGCGCCACGGCCAGCGCCTCGCCAAGCACCACAGGCCAAGCGGCAAGCACCAGCCGATCCACCGGCAACGGCCGACGAAAAAAACAAGTTACTTGATTCGTTGAAAGAATTTGCACGGGTACGGAACCTAGACGGCAACGCTGTATTTACCTCGGTTGTCCGTGATTCGGGACTAGGCCAGGTCAAGTGGGGGCAGATGACCCAGTCACAATACAAGGCAGTTTCGGACGCTTTCCACCGCATGTCAGCGGTCGCGCCTGATCCAACGCCAGACACCAGCGCCGCCCCGGAACCGGCAGAGCCGCCGCTTCCATTCTAGGGGGCAGCCGATGAACAAACAAAATAAAGCGAGTTAGGGGGTGACGGCATGGACTATTGGAAGCAACGACGGGCTTACCGCTCATTGAAAATGATTCAACTGAACATCTCTGCTGGTCAGAACAACTTATACCGCGAGCTTTTGGATTACGCGAACGATTCTTACCAGCTAGACGATTGGTTCACCATGAAAAATGAGGCGCTTGCTAGTCTAACTGGTTTATCCGACCGAGGCATGAAAGACGCGCGGAACGCGCTTGTTCAAAGTGGCTTGGTCGAGTATAAACCGGGCAAGAGATCAACCGTCAACCCTAGCTATAAAATTATCTGTTTGTACTCTGGGGCACAATCTGGCGAAGATAATGCCCCACAGAGTGCCTCACGGAGTGCCTCAACAGTGCCTCACGGAGTGCCCCAGGTAGTGCCTCACGGAGTGCCTCCAAGTACTTTACTTAAACCAACTAAAACTTTAGATACTAAACCCTCTCGTGCGAAGTCCGAAAAACGGACTTACACGCCAGAGAGTGACGAAATGAAATCGGCCTCTCGTCTGTGGTCGAAGATCCAAACCAACAACCCGGAGACCAAAGCGCCGAACTTGCAACACTGGGCCGATGATTTGCGCCTAATGCACGAACGGGACGGGCGAAGCTGGGAGAAAATCAATCGCATGATTGACTGGTCGCAAGCGGACGCCTTCTGGTCTGGGGTGATCCTGTCAGCAAAGAAGTTGAGGGAGAAGTACGACCAGATGGCAGCCAAGGCAAATGCAGAGGCTAGAGAAGCGGCTCAGCCTAAGACATACGTCAAACCAGCACGGGTCGAGGCCAAGCCCGACTGGCTAGATAAAGATTACCATCCGAGCGAGCAGCCTGAAGACCAGACCAAGGCGGAGGAAATCGCGGCTAAGCTGGCGAAACTGAAAGAAATGAGGAGAGACAATGCTGACACCAAAACAACGTGACGAGCGGGCGATGAGGATCTTGAGCGTGATTGAGTTGTCGCTTGATGCCACAGGAGAAGTGCCGACGGCGCTGCAGATGAGCCGGCAGCTCAGCATGGCGAAGTCATCGCTGCATGAGGCGCTAGTGCGCATGCAGCGTGACGGCCTGGTTGAGTGGGACAAGCACGCTATCAAGACGCTGTACGTGACCGACTACGGAGATCTCACGTACGAGCGTGCTAAGCGTGGAAAAGAACTGGGGGAACTAGTATGACGAGCAAAACATTGGAGCCGGGGCAGGTGGTGACCGTGAAGGAGTATGGCCCGAATGATCTAACGGGTCGGATGCCTTGGCGTCACCTCACGGGCCGCGTCTTCCGGGTATACGAGCACTCGGCAGTGATTGACGTGACTGATTGCAAAGGGCTATCAGCCCGGCAGAAGACCATCGTCAACAACCGCATCAACGTGAGCTTTAAAAACATTGCACAGGCAAGCGCCTACACCAAGGGAGTCGCACACGAGAGTTCGTTCAACGGCAGAAAAGGCCACGTACGGTATCAGGCGTCGAAAGAGCTTCAGCAACAACGAGCCAACCGTGTGCGGCACTTTCTCGACCTGGGCTATCTACAGGCCGATGCCGCGAAACTTGCCAAAATCAATCTATACACGCTGCATACGATAGCTCAGCAGTTTGACCTCACACCGCAGCCGCGGCTTTCCGTGAGGTGGACGCACCCGAACGGAATCACAGAGTACGTTGATACGCTGCACGGGGCCGAAGACAGAGGGCTCATGCGGCCCGGTCAGCGCGGTCACATCGTCAACGAAAACGGCACGATCGACACCGGCAAGTGGGTACGGCTGAAAGACGGCAGCTTCATTCCTGCGCCACGGGTAGAAGGTGTCGCTGTTGGCTAAGAAACCTTGGACGTTTTGGGCGCTGTTGGTGATCGGATGGGTGTTCGTGATCATCGGCCTATACAGCTTTTTCTATGGGTCAATGTTCGTCGCGATGGGCGCGCTGTGCTTCTCGGCGCTGTCGCTCACTTGGGCAGCGTTTGAAGGCTGGGCAGACTGATGGCGGAGAAGATGGTCATGATTCCGATGCCGCTTCTCACGCTGAATCAATACATCGAAATCGAGCGTGGAAATCGTTTTGGAGGTGCCGCTGAAAAGAAGCGGACTACGACAATCGCAACGGAATACACCTTGCTGGCGATGCGAAAGGGAGTCCGGTTCGACTGGGGCAAACCGCTACGGTTCGACTGGTTCTGGTATGACCGCAGAACAGACCCTGACAATATCGCGTTTCAGCACAAGTTTGTGTTTGATGGAATGATGGCGGCCGGGTTTCTGACCAACGACAACTGGGACAACATCGTAGAATTGCGGGACAGGTTCTTCATCGACAAGGTCAACCCACGAGTGGAGGTATATGAGATTGATTAGTGACGTATTGAACGACAACCAAAAGCGATTGGCACGGTACTTGGCGAGCCAGCACGACAGCAACCCAGAAATGTCGATATTCGAGATCTATGGGCGGCTGTGGGTCGGTGACGCACGGGTGCCATCAGATGTGATGACGGCATTCACGCTGTTATCCGCAGAGGAACAGAACACGGTCGGGGCATACATGGCACTGCCATTTTAGGAGGACTAAGCATGATCAATAACGTGAGCTTGACCGGGCGTTTGACCCGGGACATTGACCTGCGATATACGCAAAGCGGCACGGCAGTCGGCACGTTCACGCTGGCAGTTGACCGGCAGTACAAGCGGGACGGCGAGCCAACAGCAGACTTCATCAACTGTGTGATCTGGCGCAAGAGCGCAGAGAACCTCGCGAAATTCACCAAGAAGGGGTCGCTGATTGGGGTGGAGGGACGCATTCAAACGCGCAACTACGAAAACCAGCAAGGAAAAACGGTATTTGTGACGGAGGTAGTGGTCGAGAACTTCGCGCTTCTGGAGCCGAAGAGATCACAGCAGGCCGCACCGGCCCCACAGCAGCCACAGGCGGCGCCTCAGCTGGCTGGTGGGGCAACATACCAGAGCCAGCCTAAACCGGCGCAAACGGCACCACAGGTGGTAAATGACCCGTTCGCAAGCAATGGCAAGCAGCTAGACATCTCAGATGATGACCTGCCGTTCTGATAGGAGGCCCCGAATGATTAAGACGATGCAAACGGTAAGTTATAACGTCATGACACTACTAGGCCGACAGGGGCTAAGCAAGACTACGTTCTGCCAGCGACACGGACTGAGTGAGAGTACGCTTGAACGTATCCTAGACGGCAAAAACGTGAGTGTCGGAATCATTGAAGACTACGCTCGCGTGTTCCACGTAGAGCCGTGGCAACTACTAAAAGAGGGCGGCATGGAATGAACAAAGGAGTAATCCGTGCACTGGTATGGCTGGCGGCAGTCTTAGCACTGTGGGGGTCGATCGTGGTGGACGATATGAATGAGGCGAGAAAATGAGTATGTACGCAGTGAAGAATGACGTTGGCAGTTGGTTGGCCGTTGACGGAATGGACGACTTCTGGTGCGACTTCCCAGACACGTTTTCGAAAAACGAAGCCAAGCGCCAAGTCCAAATACACGATGCTCACGTGGTCGAGCTAGTCGAGGCCCCGGCGAAGGTCGTGGTGAGCGAAGAAGAAGCGAAGATGCTGAAAAAGGCTAAGGACACAACCGTATGGCGCCCCGCAGCAGTCATTAGTAAGTATGCGTACAATGCCGCGAAAGATTCCGACCAAGAGGTATTACTCGAAGACCGCCTCATGCGCGCCTACGTGATCGGCTGGACGGTCGAGAAACCTAAGCGGTACGTGCTGCCAATGCCCGGCACTTACTACCACAACTATCGGATGCACGGAAACGCTCAATATTACGCAGTCAAAGGAACTGGAAACTGGCGGCCTGACGCAATTGCTTTAGACACTGACGATGCCGTCAAACACGGATACACCGTCACCCAGTCGGACATCGACGCGACGCCTGACTGGGTTAAGGCGATCACACCTATGGAGGTGACTGATGATGAGCAATGAGCAAAAGTTCGACGGGGACGGTTTCGATTGGTTAATTGGACGACGTATCGTGAAGGTTGAAGATGCAGTTTCGCCAGCGGACACGTATATGGAGACCGGCGGGTATTTGCTGACGTGCGATGACGGCACCCAACTGTTGACCTACACGAATGAGGGCTGTGGCGGTTGCGGTAATGGCTGGAGTAGCCTGCCCGACCTGGAGCGCTTGGCAGACCACGACAACGCAATTACCAATGTTGAAGCGGTGTATGACGATAATCGTGACGATTTTGATGACGAAGATTGTACATTCCGTTTGTTCATCTACTACGCCGATGAGCGCTTTGATGTCGGCGAGGGTGATGACGGGTATGGCAACGGCTATTATGGCGGCGGTTTCTACTTGCGAGTCATCGAACCAACGGAGGTGAATGACGATGAGCAATGAGACGAAGCGGGACGTGTTCGAGGATTTGCTAGACGCATATGGTGACGCGATTTCTGGCGGAGGTCAGGGCGATAATGGCCACCCAGCAGAGTATCGGTTACGTTATTCCTCCGCCTTGCCAGATGATCTGCCGGTGATTCCGAAATCGGTGGGAGAGTATCTAAAGAGATACAAACTGATGTTCACGTTATTCGGTTTCCTTAGAGATGCCGTCAGTCACATTGATACGCCGCTCGATGCCCTAAACCAGACGAAGTATCACTGGATTGCTAACAATCAGAACACATTTGCTCGTGCATGGTTGCTAGGTATCTGGCGCGTTGAGGAAACCGGTGAAATCGTGAAATTGGAGGAAGAGGTGCGCGATGAGTGACAGGCAGAGCACCACGGAATATTTAAGCAACCTAGTCGTCAAACGGATGCGGGCGCAGTCCTCCTACTGGGCACCAGAGGTCAACTTCGACAAAAACACTCCGGCCGAGCGGCGAGTGGACTTTGTGAGTTTTAAGCCCTACACACCGGAGTACATCACCGAGCCAACCTCGGTAGATCTGGGCAAGTTTGTCTTCTACGAGGTCAAGTCTAGCATGAGCGACTTTCTCAGCGGTCACGGACTGACCTTCTACGGTGATGAAAACTGGCTGGTGTGCACGCAAGAGTTCGCGCTGGTATTGCTACAAAGCATTGGTAAGCCAGGGATTTCAAAGCCAAAAAACATAACTGGCATACTAACTCCTGACAGTTCCGGCAAGCGGCTGTACCAGCGTCACCTGTTTGCTGGGCCGGGATATGCGCCACACCGCAAGCGCCCCGCGTCAGAAATCTTGTGGAACATCGTTCAGGCGCATGAGAATGCACACGGGCTGAGCGCAGCAAGCAACTTAGACGAGGAGGTGACAGAGCATGACGAAACCTGATATTGCCATTTTTGCGGTGAAGAAATACAACGCGCCGGTTAATCGCCTTGTGACATACAATGGCAAGCCAGTAGCGCTTGCAAGGTCGGCAAAACGGGCAGGCTTAATCGCAGCATATCTTGATGGAGCAAAAGTTGAGCTGAACGACAAGCGGCTTGTGAAGATACTGGACCGAGCAATGGAGGTGGCCGAGCATGACGAAGACTGAAACGGTGCTGGACGTTATCGAGAGCATGCAGCATGAAGTCGAGCAACTGCTCAAGAGCGGCGAGAGCTTTGGCTTCAAGCGCCAGATTCAGGCTGGCAACGAGCTGATGTACTGGGCGGACCGGCTGGGGACAGCTTGGCGTGCAGAACACAGTGTTGCCCTTGCGGACGCCGCCATTCACACCGACCCGGACGGCAATCAGTACCAGCTCATGACTGGCCGTGAGCTAATCGCTGGACTGGCCGATGACGCGATGCAGGACGAACCGCTGGGAGAGTCGTATGGGGCCGTTGATACCATCGTGCCAGGCAAACGCTATCGAGCCTATCTGGACGCTGGCGGTAGCGCGCTGAGCGGCGAGTGGGAGGTAGAAGAATGACAGTACACAAGTACTACAAGCGCGGCCTTGTGACCGCAGAGCAGTTTGACGGTACTAATGTAATGGCAGATAAATATGGGCTTGGCTCAAATTGGAAACATCCACAAAGCTCAATGTGGTGGGCAATCAACACGCTAGAGGGCCAACTGACGGTGCAACCCGGTGACTGGATTGCCACCGGCGTCAACGGTGAGCACTGGCCGATTGCAGACGACATCTTCAAGAAGACGTACGCTGAGTTGCCGGTCATTCCGCAGGCGGTGGCGTATGTGATTGAGTGGTTCCAGCAGAACGACGAGACCATCGGCGAAATCTGGCGGAACCTGTACGAAGACGTTGATGATGACTGGAAAGAGGTTCCGAACCTTCGTGAGCCGGAGGAATGGATGCTAGATCACCAAGATACATTTACCATGGCTTGGTCGCTTGGAGAGTGGGAGGTGGCGGAATGACTGAAACCAAGCAAGACGTATTCAACGCCGCGGTAGAGAAGGCTATTGGCATGACACTGGTGACCGGATATACCGCCTATGGAGACAAGTACCGCGAAGACATGCAGAAACGTTACGCCGCAGCCTCAGACGGCGACCGGGAGTGCCCGTACTGCCACGAAACGAAATAAAAAAATAGCGCACCACCGGCACGCTGATTGGATCTCGTCAATTCAATTCTACCACAAAGGGAGTGCGGAACGATGGGGCGTCTGGTACAGACATACTTTCGACGGCTGGATCACGAAGAAACCGCCAAGAATGCAGAGCGGTTGCTGAGTGACTTCAGGCACCGCGAAGCGAAATCAAAACGGGCAGAAGTAATGGGGCTGAAGTCACCGCTCATGGACGGCATGCCCCGCAATGATTCGGTTGAAAACGGAACAGAAACGAAATTAATTGCCGAGCTTTCTGATCAGGAGTTTGTTCAACGCGTGCGTCGGGCGATTGAATGCATCGAGAGCGAGGAATCGAGAGTGATTCTGCGCTGCCTATACATTGACCGACCGGTGACGGCAGAGAACATCATGATCAGACTCAGCATGAGCAACACGGCCTACTATCATGCCAAAGAGGAAGCACTGGTGGCTTTTGCTGAGGTGTGGCCACCAGAGCCAAGTGAACTGTTGGCATATAGAACAGTAAACAATGGCTAAAAAACGTTGCAAGAGCGACGCAACAACGATGCAAGGGCGACGCTGGGGCGATGGTTCCGTAAGTATCATGATAGTGTGCAGTAAATGTATGAAGGCAGCTGAAGCTCAACAGGCGGAGCATAAAGGTGTGGGTTCGAGTCCCACCGGCTGTTTTACCGGACCCCTACCCGGTAAGCTCCTTTAGGATGTTCTTTCACTTTTACCAACCTCCAAAGTAGCCGTCTAGCCTTCAAAAGCTAGGCGGTCATACCGGCCCTGAGCCGGACAAAAGGAAAGAGGTGAAACCACCTCGTTTCTTCTTCTGATCGAACATCATACTGGCCTGTCGACGAGACGGGTCTTTTAGTTATCCACAAATGCCACAGTAGCCATACTGTATCTGGCAATAATCTCCATACCGCGTATCATTGCCCATGGAGGTGAATGCTTTGCAACTTGGATCATGGACCGAGCTGGTGTCTGGAGTGATAACTGGGCTTGCGTTGGTTTACACGCTTTTATCTGACAGGCGACACCAAACAATAAAGTTTAAAGTTACTTTTATACCGGGCGCGGGTATAAATAGAAGTACTGGCAAGGGTCGCGGCTTTTGGATTAATGTCAAAAATACTTCTAGATACCAAAAAGTGCAGATCTCTTTGCTTGCAATCTGCGTTAAGACTAGCAACAGACGAAGGCACATATTACCAGATTCAATTCCAGTTGTTGGATCTGAGCCGAACCTGTACCGAAGCGATGAAGACGCAACGTTGATTCCAGGGCAAACATACTTTGGATTTGTGGACGGATCTAACTTTGCCGAGAGTGTTAACCGTGTGGTGAATTTTGACGATTCTTTAAACAAATCTGAGCTTCAATATATAGCGATTGCTCAAGATCGTTCTGGGCAACTTCGTTATACCGAAATAAAGGATTTGGGATATGACTGGTTCATGAGCGGCGCTCAAGACCGCAACAGAGAGATAACTAAGTCATAGATACAGCAATGACGCTTCGGCGTCTTTTTTAATACCCTCAGGGAGGTGTGGTGGTATGTAATGCGAAAGTTGACACCAAAACAGCGGAAGTTCGTCGATGAATACGTGAAGACCGGAAATGCCACCAAGGCGGCCCTGGGTGCAGGTTACAGCAAGAATTATGCAATGGCCCAGTCATCCAAAATGTTGGTAAATGTTGGTATCAAAACCGCCATCGACGAGCAGATGAAAAAACTTGAGTCGAGCAAGATAGCCAAGGCCGATGAAGTGTTGCAGTTCCTGACATCGGTGATTCGTGGCGAGGCCAAAGAGACCATTGTCGTCGGTGGTATGGGTGGTGCTGATACCGTTGAGCGAGAGGCCGATATCAAGACCAAAATCACGGCAGGTAAAGAGCTGCTTAAGCGTTATCCCGCCGACGATGCGGTGCTTCAAGCACAGCTCAAGAAGCTGCAAGCCGAGGCTGATATTGCTCAGGCTAAAGCTGATATCCTGACCAGTGCCAACGGTCAAGAGGGGACGGTGATCATTGATGATATCCCCGACGACTAAGCAGCGGCCAAAGATTAAGCTCACCCGGCTAATTCAGCCACACTTCTATGACTTTTGGCGCAGTAAGGCAACATATTTCATCCTGAACGGTGGCCGCGGCAGCTTTAAGTCGTCAACCGTCAGCATCAAGCTAACTACGATGATGAAGCGCGAGACGCAGCAGGGCCACAAGGCCAACATCATCATCGTCCGCGAGAATGCCAACAACCTGCGTGATTCGGTGTACAGCCAAATCACCTGGGCACTGGATAAGCTTGACATGACTAGCGAGTTTGTCTTCTCAGTTTCACCGATGAAGATAACCCATAAGCGCACCGGCTCGGCTTTCTATTTCTACGGCGCCGATAAGCCCGAGAAACTCAAGTCCAACACGGTTGGCGATGTGATCGCGTTGTGGTATGAAGAAGCTGCTAACTTCAAGAGGCAGGACGTCTTCGACCAGAGCAACCCGACGTTCATTCGTCAGAAGTCTCCATGGGTCTCAAAGGTGCCGGTCTTCTACACTTACAACCCGCCCAAGAATCCGTATGACTGGATAAATGAGTGGGTCGACAGTTTCAAAGGCGACCCCGACTACTTCGTCGATAGCAGCACGTACCTAGACGACAAGCTTGGATTCACCACTGAACAGCAGTTGAAGCTCATTGAGAAATACAAGGCCAACGATTACGACTATTACCGCTGGCTGTATCTCGGCGAGGTCGTTGGGCTGGGCACAAACGTCTACAATATGGACTTGTTCCACAAGCTGGACGCGGTGCCTGCTGATGACCCAATCATCTATGAGCTGGCTGCTGCCGATACTGGGCACATGGAATCTGCTACGACTATCCCAATGGTCGGCTTGACGGCCCAAGGCAAAGTTATCGTAGAGGACACCTATTACTACTCACCGGCTCACCAGAGCGTCAAGAAGGCGCCTAGCGAGCTCGTGGTTGAGATGCACGACTTCATCGCTAAGATGCTCAATCAATACAGAGAAGCCGCGCTCAAGAACCGCACGATTGATTCTGCCGAGGGTGCGATTCGCAACGAGTACTATCACCGCTATCAAATAGCCTGGCATCCGGTGGTCAAACGCAAAGAAGCCGACATGATCGACTACGTTCAAGACCTGCTCGCACAAGGGCGGGTCTTTTACTTGGATACGCCAGGCAACAAGATATTCATTGACCAGCATCGGAAGTACCAGTGGGACGAGAAGACGATGCAGAGCGATGACCCCAAAGTCATCAAGGAAGATGATCACACGGTCGATGCCTTTAAGTATCTCGTTATGGATAATGCCCGCCTACTCGGGCTCAAACGCTAAGGAGGTGAGCACATGGGTCTCATCGACACAATCAAGAATCTGTTCCGGAAAGGGGGCGCGGCCATGGGAGTTGTACAATCGCTTAACTCGATTACTGATCATCCAAAAATCAACGTTGACCCGGCAGAATATAACCGGATTGATCGCGACATGCATTACTTCAAAGGCGACTTCAAAGCGCTTAAGTATCGCAACACATATGGAGACACAAAAGAACGGCCTTATGTCACGCTCAACATGATGCAGGTGATTGCTCGTCGCATGGCCTCGCTGCTATTCAACGAACAGTCGAAGATTAGCGTTGAGACGCGCCCACCGAAGACAGATGAGAATGGAGATAGCATCGACTATCAGGAGCCGGATGTTGCTAACACGTTTGTCCAAAGCGTCCTTGATGCTAACGACTTCAACAAGAACTTTGAGCGTTACCTGGAGTCTGGCCTAGCGATGGGTGGCCTGGCTATCCGACCATATGTTGACGATGCCACTGGTGAGATTAAGCTGGCCTGGATTCAGGCGCCTAACTTCTTCCCGCTGCGCTCAAACACGTCCGATGTTTCTAGTGCCGCGATTGCGACGCCAACCAGGCGCACTGAGAGCGGCAAGACGGTGTATTACACGCTGCTTGAGTTTCACGAGTGGACGCCTGGCGGTTACACGATTACCAATGAGCTGTACCGGTCTGAGGAGAAGAACATCGTTGGCATTCAGGTGCCGCTCAACACGCTCTATCCTGACCTGCAACCGACCACAACACTCCAAAGCTTCAGCCGCCCGCTGTTCGTCTATCTCAAGCCGGCTGGATTCAACAACAAGAGTCTGACCTCACCGCTTGGTGTGGGCATCTGCGATAACGCACTTAGTACGTTGGCTCAAATCAACGACACTTATGATCAGTTCCATTGGGAGATTAAGATGGGGCAGCGCCGTGTTGCTGTGCCTGAGTCGATGATTCAGCTGGCAGCACCAGAGAATGGACAGCTTCAGCCACGGCAGTACTTCGACCCTGATCAGAACGTCTTCTTCCCAGTCGCTGGTAGCATGGATAATGACAAAGTCACCGACCTATCGACACCTATCCGCACAACCGAGTACATTGCCGCGATGCAGAACTTCCTCAAGACGCTGGAGATGCAGGTTGGACTATCGGCTGGCACCTTTAGCTTCGACAGCACAGGTCTCAAGACCGCGACCGAAGTTGTCAGTGAGAACAGCATGACCTATCAGACCCGCAACTCGCACCTGTCAATGGTCGAGCAAGCGGTCAAGGACTTGGTCGTGTCCATTTGCGAACTGGCTCAAGCCACCATGATTAATGGCAAGACGCTATACACTGGTCCAATTCCAACTCGTGACCAGGTCAGCGTCGACTTTGACGATGGTATCTTTACGGACAAGTCCGCGACTGCCGACTATTGGATCAAGCTGCAGGCTGCTGGTCTCTGCACGGACTGGCAGGCCATCATGCACGTCCAAGGAGTCACGGAAACGGACGCTAAGCGGCTTGCGGATGAGATTGCCGGAACTACTGCCAACCAGGCGGTAAACCCGCAGGATGCGCTGTTTGGCGGCAATGGCGACCAGTCTGACACGGATGATTCAGGAGACGAGGCAGGCGGCGGTGATGCTTAATGCCAAAGGTTACGCAGCATCAACTCGATACCAAGACCGCCTCAATCATCGACGTGTATCAGCACCTGGAAAGCCAGATTTTTGCCGATTTTGTGAAGCGGCTCAAGACGCACGGTATAGAAGACTATGACCAGACCACTGTGCTGCAGTGGCAGATGGAAGTCATGAACGACTTGCACCTGGTCAATGATTCAGTGATTGATGATGTGGCCAAGGCAACCGGCATTGCGCGGCAGCAACTAATAGATCTATTTCAGACTGCTGGCTATCAGGTGGTTGACCAGGAGTATGGCCGAGCATCTAAGGCGACCAAGAAGCGAGCAAAACCCGAGCAAATCAACATGACTCATCAGGTGCTCGATGGTTACTTGGCTCAAACCTTTCAGCAGCTCGACAACAACGTGAATCAAACGCTGCTGACGACAAACTATAACGAGAGTCCGGCCATGCGCACCTATCAGCAGATCGTCAAAGAAACGACTGCTGATGTACTAGCCGGGCTCAAGACACCTGACAAGGCGCTCAAGGACACCATCTACAAATGGCGGGATAAGGGTATCAACCTCAACCTCATCGACAAAGGTGGCCATGCCTGGAGCCTTGAAACATATGCCCGCATGGTGATCAATACGACCACCAACCGGGCATTTCAGGCCGTCCGTGACCAGGCTGCCAGTGACAATGGCATTGATACCTTTGTCATGAGTAGTCACGAAGCCAGTCGACCGGCATGTGCACCGATTCAAGGCCACCTGGTCACCACTCGCCGCCAAAGCTTCACTGCTCCAGAGTCCGGCGAGTTTTTCGAGAGTCTGTACAATCACGGCTACGGTGAACCAGGCGGTACCTTTGGTATCAACTGCCACCATATGAAGTGGCTGTATGTGCCAGGTGTGAATACCAACAACCAGCCGCAGTATGACCCCAAAGAAGCAGTGGCCAAGGGCGATGTTGTCCAGAAACAACGCGAACTTGAGCGCCGCATTCGAGGCTACAAGAACCGCCTGGCCGTGGCTCAGCAAATGGGTGATGACGAGGGCGCTCAGAGCAATCAACTGCTGATACGCAAGAATCAAGCGGCTATGCGGAAGCTGGTCAAAGACCACGACTTCCTGCACCGCGATTATGAACGAGAACAAGTATTTACTAACTGAAACCTCGACCTGAGCAAGTCGATAAACTGCTCATTTATTATGCCTAAATCCATGCGGGAGCCGACCCGCTCACCAACGGCTTAGGAGAACGGTATGAACACAGAAGAATTGAAGTCACTGGGATTAACCGAGGAACAAATCAAAGGTGTTATGGCTGCGCATGGCAAAGTTGTGAACCCGCTCAAAGAGCAGGTCAACACACTGACGTCTGAGCGTGACAGTGCCAAGGAACAGCTCACTACGGTCAGTGGTCAACTGGACACGCTCCAGAAGAATCACAAGAGCGACAAGGACCTCCAGGCCGAGCTTGAGAAAGCCAAGCAGGAGAATGCTGAAGCTCAAAAGAAGGCTGCGGAACAGCTGAACCAGGTACGCCTAGACAGTGCAACCAAGCTCGCACTGACTCAGGCGGGAGCGCTGAACGTAAAGGCGGTTGAAGCCTTGCTCGATAAGGATTCGTTGAAGCTTGACGACAAGGGCAAGCTCAACGGCCTCGACGAACAGTTGAAGACACTGCAGTCAGCTGACGACAGCAAGATGCTGTTCAAGGCTGCTGCGCCAACAGAGCCGACCAAGCCAAACACGCCAAAGATTACGACTCCGGGTAATCCCGATCCAAACCCAACCGGAGACACGACAATCGTCGATAAGATTGCCGCTCGTCTCTCCGACAAATAATAAAGGAGGGCATACACTATGCCATTAGTTCTAGATAGTAAAGACCTTGCCACGATTGACAAGGGGTTCAAAGCTGACTCCCAAGTATGGGACGTGCTGTCTCAAGGTGCTAAGTCCATCACTGCTGCGGACTTTGTTGGCGCGAATGAAGTCCGTGTCAACAAGATGTCTGGCTTCATGGACGCTGCACAGTACAAGCGCAACGGCGACAACACCCGCAGCCAAATCAACATCGACAAGGAAACCGTTAAGCTGACCCACGAAGACTGGTTCGGCTATGACGTTGACCAGCTCGATGAGTCTGAGAGTGCTGCACTGACCATCAACAACATTGTCACCGAGCACCGTCGTCTGATCACCGTGCCTCATCGTGACCAGGTTGCCATTCAGGCTCTGTACGACAATGCCGGCAAGAAGGACGCTACTGTTGCGACAGCTGACAACGTCCTGGACCTGTATGACGCTGCCGAAGAGTACATGACAGACAACGAAGTGCCTGGCGGTTATGTGATGTTTGTTTCTGCTGCCTTCTACCGCCTGCTCAAGAACGCCACTGGCGTTACCAAGTCCTTCACGGTCAACCAGCAGTCCATCAACGGCATCAACCGCACGGTTGCCCAGATTGATGGCGGCGTTCCAATCATCAAGGTTGCCAAGAACCGGATTCAGGGCATCGACATTGATGACACGATTCAGTTCATCATCACACCGCTGACTGCTGTAGCGCCTATCGTTAAGTTTGGCTCCGTTGACACAGTTCCGGCTGCACAGGATCGTTCTGGCTACCGCGACACCATCAAGGGCCTCGACTACTACGATGCCATCGTCTTTGACAACGCCAAGAAGGCCATCTACGTGAGTGCGGTCCCAAAAGCGTAGTGCCGACGCCGGCCACGGGGCTCAAGATGAGCCAGCAGACGGCCAGCATGAAGGTCGGCGACACTAAGCAGGTGACCGCTGCGGCTGAACCAGCTAACGCAAGTGATGCGGCTACCATCAACGGCGCCATCACGTACGCTTCTGATAACGAAGCCATTGCGACGGTAGCGGCTGACGGCACCATTACGGCTGTAGCTGCGGGAACGGCCAATGTTACCGCCACTAGTGGCAGCTTCACGGCTTCCGTCAAGGTGACCGTGGCTGCTGCTGCCTAGGCGGTGATTAGATGACCAATACACTCTACGTTGGAGCGGAAGACTACATTCAGGCGATGCACGTCACGGAGGTACCCGATGACTTTGACGGATTGTCGGCGCTCGCCGGAATGTACTTGGACGAAATCACCAACAACTACTATCAGACACACACCATTGATGATGATCCGTTTGATTTGCGTGTAACGCGGTTCAAGCGAGCTGTCATGCTGCAGATTAAGTACATGGCCGACACTGGTATAAAGTCGAGCGCCCAGTACAAGGCGGCACAGGCCCAGACGGTTAGCCAGTCCATTGGTGCCACTACAGTCTCCAAGACGCTCGGTGATGCGGCTGCTAATGTGTCTGGCACAATTGTCTGCGACGATGCGTTGCGGTCGCTGTCTGGAACCGGTCTGCTTTACAGGGGAGTGATGCACCTATGAGCGCAATCCAACCGGACCGTGCGTGGCTCAATGACACAGTGACGGTCGAGCGGTTCCTCGGTGAAGGCGACTACAACAAGCCGACCTACGACAAGGCAATCACGCTGGCACCTGTGCGCGTTGACCTTACCAAGGACTTCTCTGGCGTGGGCGCAAATCGAACGATCGTGGCGAATGCTACGGTCTTTTTATTTGCTGCATACACTGCCGGATATCCGGACGCCATCGACGACAGTTGGCTGCAAGCACGGCTCACGTTCAATGGTCACCCGTACAAAGTGGTCGACTGGTCGAGTCATGAGGAGCCTGACAGCAGCACCCCGTTCAGCATCGAATTGAAGGTGATTTGATGGGCTTTTCAGTACAGGTCAATGACCGCGGCCTAAAGCGTAAACTCAGCCGTCAAGGCTTTCAGCGTGGCATGGTCGTTATGGCCAACCAAGCGGCTGCGGACATGAACCAGTTCGTTCCGAAACGTAACAATCACCTGCGAGAAAGCTCTGTCGTGGCCAGTGATGGGTCTAACATCCGTTACGTTGAGCCATACGCTCATCGTCAATGGGTCGGCGGCGTTGGTTGGCACTACACCACACCAGGCACCGGTCCGAAGTGGGATGAACGAGCCAAGAGCTTGTACATGAGCAAATGGCAGCACGCATTCGTGAAGGGGGCACAGCTCTAATGGATTTCAACGACCGTCTCAAGGAGGCCATCAACAGCCAGAAGATGCCGCTCCCGACAAGTATCGGGTTGCCAGGCACAGCCGAGTCGGCGTCATTCTATGCGATGCCAGGCGGGCAGGTCACAAGGGAGTATATGGACGGGGAGAAGGATGTCGCACTCGCCTATGAGTACGTCATTCACTCTCAAGACCAAGAGGCGGCTAATGACCAACTCTGGCAGGTTCAGAACTACCTTGAGACCTTGTCTGACCTAGACAGCCAGGATGGTAGCTACCAATTCGGCGGCATCAGCATCACAAGTAAGCCTGCGTTCTCTCAAGCTGAGGAGCCGGGCTTTTTCTATTGGGTCGTGGACTTTACCGCGAACCTGACAACATTTAAGTGAGGAGGAACATTATGCGTAAAAAGAACGCAAAACGCCTGCACTACATCGCCCCATACACGAGCGATGATGCACAACCAGCTGAGGATGGCTGGCTGCCTTTGGCGCACTTCATCCAGACCATTGAGGATGACACCAAAGAGGACACAGACGATCAGGGATTCTATGACGGCGACGGCAATACCGAAACCGTGCTTAATGGTCGGTCTGAGGTCTGGAACTTCTCGGGCTTCTACGATCCAGAAGACCCCGCTCAAGAATTGCTGGCCGGGCTTCGTCGCAAGACTAACGACGACGAGCGAAAGATTTGGCACAAGATTGTGGAGACCAATGGTGACACCGTTATTGGTGTTGCGAAGGCCATGGAAATCAAGGCAGGTGGCGGTGACGCTACGGACTACGAAGACTTCGAGGGCCATCTTGACTTCGTTCAAGCTCCGAAAGTGACACCTGCTGTCCCAAAATCGTAGCGGTGTCAGGGGTGGCTTTGGCACCGACCTCGGCAAGCGTTGAAGTCGGTAAGACCGTTCAGCTGACCGCTACAGTTGCACCTGATGATGCGACTGAAACCGGGACGACATTCGCGTCCAGCGATGATGGTATTGCAAAAGTAGACGATCATGGCCTGGTAACGGGCGTGGCCGCCGGCAGTGCTGACATCACTGTTACCACCAAAGACGGCGGTAAGACTGCGAAGTCAACGGTTGAAGTAACGGCTGCAGCAGAAGGCTAATTGAGCAAATCGTCGCCTAATAAAGTCACAGTACGGGCAACCGGGCGGCGAATCACTAGTAGCTGAATGGCGGAGGGAGCGGCAGTAGCTTGCTTCCTCCGCCTTTTTTAGGAGGCATTCATGGAAAAAATAGTTCTTGAGTCTTCAGTGGTTAAATTCGCCATTGAAATCGAAAACAAGAATGATGGCAAGACCACCGAGGTCGTTCTCGGAGTTGACTTCTCAGATGAGGCATTGATTGCCGAAAAAGCCAAGGCTGATCTGCGAAAAAAGAAGATTGCGCAACTGGAAGATGAATACAGCGATGTTGTCGGTAGCGAGCTGACTGATGACAATATCAAACGCGCGCTCGAAGCATTTAGCAAGACGTTGCAGCTTGCCTTCGATACCGATTTTGGTGCAGGCACTTATGACAAGCTCGCAAAAGCAAGCGGCGGCAATAGCTTTATCAATCTGCTTATTCTCTACCAACGCATTGACCAAATCGTGTCGAGCAAGATTGAAGCCAAACTCGCCAACATTCAGCGCAAGTCTGATAACCGCAAAGCCCACTACCTCAAGAACCGCAAACGGCACTAAGGCGGTGATGAGGCATGAATCTATATGATCCATGGCCAAACGAGGTGACTGTCAACCATCACACTTACCGGCTAGACCTTAGTTTTGACAATGTGCTCTATGCGCTCGAAGCGCGTGGTGATGAAGGCATGACCATGATTGACCGCTGCGAGACTTTCCTGCAGTTGGTCATCAAGCAGGACATGCCGCCGGTGGCCGATTGGGTAGACGTGCACAACGCCATCATCGACCTGATCACCACAGCTAAGCAGAGACCAATGCGATACGACATCAACGGCGACCCCATCGAGCCAAAAGGCGATGGCGAACACATCAAGGCCGACTATGACTTTGACTTCGACGCATCTTACATCTATGCGGCATTCCGCCAGACGTATGGCATCGACCTGGTCAAAGAGCAGGGACAGCTTCACTGGCTGAGCTTTGTGGCGCTATTCGATGCGCTGCCGGACGACACGGCGTTCGTGCGGATCAGGCATATCCGGTCAACCAGACTTGGCGACATCAAAGATAAGAAACAGAGAGACGCCGTCAGAAGGCAGCAGCGCGCACTAGCGTTGCCTGATGACGAAAACGAAGAAGAAGGAGGTGACAGCTATGGCAGCTGACGGCACGGTTGTAATTGACATTAGAGCCGATGGCGGCAACGAAGCGGTCGGCACGATGGACAAGCTCAAGAGCGCGATGAAGGGCCTGATTGCGCCTGGTGAAAGCGCAGGGAAGGTCTTCGGCGGGCTCAAAGATAAGCTTTCGCTGGGCGCTGTCATGGGGCTGGCACAGAAAGGAATTGAATCACTAGTCGGGGGCCTAGGAGATCTAGGCAGCCAGATTATTGACGCAAGCGATGCCATCGACAAATTTAAATCAACGATGGACTTCGCCGGCTTCACGAAGAAGCAAACCGCAGAGGCAACCAAGTCCGCAAAGGTGTACGCCGATAAGACCGTCTATGATCTCAACACCGTGCTCAACACCACCGCTCAGCTGGCGGCCAACGAGATCAAGAACTACACCGGCCTGACCCAGGCCGCCGGTAACCTGAACGCAGTCGCCGGCGGGAACGCTGACACCTTCAAGTCTGTGGCCATGGTCCTGACGCAAACAGCCGGGGCTGGCAAGCTGACCACTGAAAACTGGAATCAGCTGACTGACGCCATTCCCGGTGCCTCTGGCAAGCTGCAGGAGGCCATGAAGAAGAACGGTGCCTACACCGGGAACTTCCGTGACGCGATGGAGAAGGGGCAGATCAGCGCCGGCGAGTTCAACAAGGCAATCGAACAGCTGGGCATGACCAAGGCCGCCAAAGATGCCGCAACCAGCACCCAGACCTTTGAGGGGGCTATTGGTAACCTTCAGGCGGCCTTTGTCACCGCTGGCACTGAATTTTTGAACAAGTTCAAGGCGCCCATTACGCAAGGTATTACCGACGTGGCCAACGCCGTCCCAAAGATTACGGCAGGCATTGGCAATGCGCTGGGGTCAATCGGTAACTTGGCCAGCAAGGCTAATCTCGGGCCGATTATCAGCTCGCAGTTTGACAACATTTCATGGGATTCCATTTTGCGGCCGTTTCAGTCCACCTGGTCGACCATTCAGCAGACTGCCTCGCATCTTGACTTCAGCGGGGCCAAAACGGCGCTATCTTCCCTTGGCTCGCAGTTCTCCTCGTATGCGGCCAATTGGGCACGCATATGGGCTCCAATCACTGACGGTCTTGTAACTGCCTTAGGTAATGCAAACAACGCTCTGCAGCCGTTCTTCGCGTCATTCGCGAACATCGACTTCACTGCAATGTTTGCCCCGTTTCAGGGCATCGCCAACACGATCAAGACGACCCTATCTGGACTCGATTTCAGCGGCATTCAAGCGCTTGGCTCTCAGATTATCCCAGCATTACAGGCGGGCTTCCAGTCGTTCATGACGGTGGCCGGCCCAGCTATCAACGGCGTGGTCACCGCGTTCGGCAATTTATGGAATGCGGCGCAGCCGGTGGTCTCGACAATCGCCTCGGTACTGGTGCCAATCTTTCAGGTGCTCGGTGCTTATCTGGGCGGCGTGTTCTCGAGTGTTCTAAGTGGTATCTCGACTGCATTCAACTTCTTTGCTGGAGTGCTGAGGTTCATTCAGTCGCTGCTTAATCTGCTGGCTGCAGGGTTCCGCGCGTTGTCACCTGCAATAACAGTAATCGCAGGCTGGGTTGGCAAGCTCTCCGGCGTGTTCACTAACCTTGGAGGCGTTACAAAGAGTTTGAAAGCCGCCGTTTCAAACGCATGGAACGGTATCAAATCAGCAGTTCAAACCGCTGGCGCTGGTGTAAAGGCAGTCGTGTCCATTGTATCCGGTGTCTTCAAGTCGCTGGGTTCGGCCGGCTCTGGTCTGAAATCAGCTTTGTCTGCTGCTTGGTCTGGAATTGTTGGCGCGGTACGAACCGCAAAAGCGACTATCTCTGGTGTCATCGGCGCCATTAAGAGTATCTTTACTGGACTTGGTCACATTGACCTAGGCAAGGCCGGCCGGGCTATCATGGATGGCTTCGTTGGCGGTTTGAAAGCCGTGTGGGAAAAAGGCAAGAAGTTCGTTGGCGGCATTGCTGACTGGATTAAGAAGCATAAGGGGCCTATCCAATATGATGCCCGTCTGCTTGTACCAGCTGGGCACGCAATCATGGAAGGCTTGAACAACGGACTGCAGAAGTCCTTCGTGGCAGTCAAGAATACGGTTGGCTCGATGGCGGGCCAGTTGTCGGATGCTGCGATGGTTACTGCCACCGTGGGCCTATCAAGTGCTGTCCAGCCTGAGGTGCTCGCCGGCAGTCGCTATACAGCAATTCCTAGTGACCAGGTCATTAACAACTACAGTACAACGACAAATGTGGGCGAGATGCAGCCTCGAGTCATCGAGGTTCACGTCAGTGCAAACATCGACAAGCGAGAATTGTCTCGCGAGATAGCTGAGCCGGTCAAGATTGAGATTGACCGCATGCAGCGTACAAGTAATCGCATAAAGGGTGTGAGATAGGTGACTTTTCAATGGTGGTTTAACGGCCAAGATATGAGTAAGTATCTCGAGACAAATAATGTCGAGCGCAATATCGGCCAGAATCGTAAGGCGATCCTCCAGAAGCTCGGCGTATCATCGGGCAAGAGATTTCAATACACCTCTGCAGATGAAGGCAAGGTGACTGTGTCCTTCCTGGTTCGGAGAGATATGGTGGCCAAGCGCCGGGAGATTGCGGGGCTGTTGTCCTCAAATGAGCCGCAACAGCTAATCTTCGGTGACGAACCCGACAAGTATTATCTAGCAATCGCAGACGGCCAGATCAGCCTCTCGGAGAAGTTTCGACATGGTAATGGTGAGGTAACGTTCATCATCCCCGATGGTGTGGCACATTCACTGACAACGAAGACGGCTGATAACATCGCCACTGACGGCACGCTGGGCGATGAATTGGTCGTCCAAAACGACGGCACTTATCCAGTATATCCAGTCATTGAGGCGACGATGCACAGCGACAACGGTGTGCTGACGCTGATAAACGAATCTAATGGTGGCGTTATTCAGCTCGGTAATCCTGGAGAAATCGATGGGGTCCAAGCTCCAAATTCGGAAACTGTGTTTCATTACAATCTGCTATCAGCTCCGAGCGGCATAGCGGTTAATACCGGGACAATCAATTATCCCACCTATCCATATGGCTCTAATCCAGGGCCAAACACGATTGCGGGTAGCTGGGACTATGCTAAGGCTCCAGATGCAGCAACACCAGTCTTGAATCGTACTCCAGCTATGCACTGGGCGGGGCCCACTTATCATGGCCCAATAAAAGCCAATGCGGCTGGCGTGAATACTGGTAACCTGATCTGGTCAAATCGCTTTAACGTTAGCACCAATGTAGGTGCACTGGGCAGGGTTGAATTTAACTTGCAATCTAATGATGACATAGCTGTCTGTTTTGTGATGCGTGACAGTACCCAAGCTGCGGACGCGTTGACCGTTGAAGGGTGGGTCAATGGCCAGAATGTATTTAGTCAGGACCTCAACCGAAAGCTGTTCACCAATGGTATGTATGGAATTGTTGAGTCAAAATTGGGCAATACAGTTTCATTCACACTGACCAAGATTAAGCAGCTGTCTCCGAACGGCATCATATCATCGGCGCAAACCATGTTCCCACCAGTCACTATTGACGGGGTGGCAGATACACCGATTGATTCATTCACGGTTTGGATGGCAGGATTTAGCAACAAGACGGGGTGGACGATTAATTGGTCCGATAGTCAATTTCAGTGGGTTAATGTTGACTACTGGAAAGACTTGCCTAATCGATTCACGGACGGCGATACCTTGCTAATCGATCCGTCGCAGATCAAAGTCTTTGTCAACGATGTGGAAGATCGCACCATTCACGCCATCGACAATGATTGGGAGAAGTTTCAGCTTGATCCGGGGGAAACGAAGATCAAGATCATTGCTTCTGATTTCGCAACCACACCAACGGTAGTTGCCACATATAGGGAGGCGTTCCTGTGATTCTTTATTTTGCAAAGCACCCGACATTTGACCTCATCGGTACTGCATCAACCAGCCAAACGGATTCCATCTATTTTTCAGATAATGGTGGCCAAGAGGGCGAGTATCAATCAGTTGCTGGTGGCTATCGCTCATATGGTGCTACCGTTTACTTCAGGCCAGATCAGTCTGCGCATGTGAAGGAAATGACCGCCCCTGGCAATTATATTCTCTACAAAGATCGTAATGGAGATTCGGCATGGCTGACCATTCTGACGTGTGAACACGACCCACTGTCCGGCTATGACACCATCACGGCGGAAGATGCCAGCATGGATTTAATTAACGAGACGGTTGATGCCTACTCAGCGCCAAAGGCCATGACAATTGCCGACTATATCAACTTATTTGTTACCGATTCCGGCTTTGAGATTGGCGTGAATGAAATCCCTGATCTGGCCAGAACGCTAAGTTGGGAATCCGAGGAAACGACTGCACTTGCCAGAATTCTGTCAGTTGCCACACAGTTCTATGCTGAGCTCAATTTTCGTTTTGAAGTCAGCGGTATTGCTGTCATCAAAAAGTACATTGATATTCGTAAATCGCTTGGCAGGGACCGCAGAGAAGAACTGACTGTTGATGCACAGATCAATAGCATTGTCACGAATACAGATGTTAGCGATTTATACACGTCCGTATATGCTATTGGAGCAACGCCAGAAGGTAGTGATTCAGCCATTACCCTCAAAGGATACAATTGGACAGACCCTGATGGACGTTACGTCCTACTTGCTGACGGGTCACTTCGTGATCCAGTAGCCAATCAAACGTGGTCTCGCTTGGTTGATAGAACAGCTCTCACCAGCGGCTTTATTAACCGAATAAAGACGTATGAGGCGAAGACACAAGCCACGCTGCTTAACTCTGCGCTCGATGGATTGAAGAAAAGCAACCATCCGGCTGTTACTTACACAGTCGATATTGCTATCTTGCCTAATGATATTCAGGTTGGCGATACGGTTCATCTACGTGATGAGAAAGAGGGACTTTTCCTGTCGGCACGTGTACTAGAGCTGACGTACTCGTATTCGACCGAGACGGGAACAGCCACGCTGGGCGACTATCTAATTGAATCCAGCGAAATCGACCCTCAATACCGTGCACTAGCACAAGAACTGGCCAAGCAGAACAAAGGCAAGGACGGCACGGACGCCGTTGTGTTGAGCGTTAGCAGCGTGAATGGCAACATGTTCAAGAATACGGGGATCTCGACCATCCTAACGGTGTCTATTTCGGTTGGCGGGTCGATCCTTGATACCGCCGAAAAGATGCACGCGGTGTTTGGTGCCAAGGCTTATCTGCAATGGCAGGTGAAAAACGTCGGTGAACTGGAGTTTACAGACGTATCCTTGACCGACACACGGCTGTCAGACGAAGGGTTCTTGTTTACCGTTGGTGTGGCAGACGTTAACAACAAGTCGACTTTCAAATGTGAACTTTACTACTAGGAGGAAATTTATCAATGGCAACAATCAAAGCATCAAGTCAAACCGACCTTATCGATCTTACCGATGGTTACAGCGTAATCTTGTCTAATGAGTCACACGTCTTTAATGGTGATACTGATAGCGTGGACAGCACACAATCAACCACTACGACTGTCATGGCACTATGTGGTAGCGAACAAGTTCCGGCTACTGTCGGTACAATCACAGGTGCAACCGGCATCACAGGAGTATCTGATGGTAAAACACCAGCGCCAGTGATTACGATTACCGCGACATCGGCACTCAAGACTGCAGGCACGCTCACGATTCCGGTACAGATTGGTGACATTACAATCAATAAACAATTTAGTTATTCGATTGCATTCAAAGGTGCTGCTGGCAGTGACGGGAAGAACGGTACCAGTGTTACTGTATCAAGCACATCGACCACCTATCAAGCCGCGGCTGATGGTACGAACACACCTACGGGAACGTGGGCAACTTCAATGCCAAATGTGCCCGTTGGAAACTATCTCTGGTCAAAGACTGTCGTAACCTACTCAGACGGTAAGAGTACCACGACATATGGTGTTACCTACTATCCTAAAAATGGTACGAACGGATCAAGCGTGACCGTATCATCAAATGTCACGGAGTACGTAGTCGGTTCTGATGGCACGAACACACCCACAACTGGCTGGACGACCACGATTCCAACCGTTGCCGCGGGTAAGTATTTGTGGACACGTGTAACGGTCAAGTATTCGGATGGCAAGTCAACGGTATCATATAGTGTTGCGCGTCAGGCCACTGATGGTGCTGATGGTGCGGACGCAATCACGATGGTAGTGTTGTCAAGTGCGGGAACTATCTTTAAAAACACAGCTGTTGCGACTACACTGACTGCTCACGTGTACAAGGGTGGGGCAGAAGTCACTGGCAATGCCCTGGCAGCACTTGGCACGATTAACTGGTACAAAGATGATGCGACTACCGCTGTTGGAACCGGCGCCTCGCTCACAGTCAATGCCGGTGACGTCGCTAACAAAGCAACTTACACGGCAGAACTAGAGGATTAGCCATGGTAGTTAAAGCACTCGAAACAATCACTCTAGCACGAGTAGATGATGGCAAAGTTGGGGTGCCGGGTAAAGCAGGTGCAGATGGTAAAACACCGTACTTCCATATTGCTTATGCAACAAGCGCTAACGGAAGTAGTGGCTTTAGTACAACCGATAGTGTAAGCAAGACTTACATTGGTCAGTACACCGACTTTGTTCAGGCAGACTCAACTGACCCTACTAGATACGCTTGGACACTTATTAAAGGTGAAAAAGGTGATACAGGACCATCTGGAAAGGACATCACCAGTTACGACAGCGGCATGGTGCTTCCAGACACTGTAGCACCTAAGAACTCGCAGTTTTGGGTGGTTGATAAGGACGGCATCGTCACGGCTTTTTACAAGTCGGACGGAACAAAGTGGGTATCACAAGAGATCTCTGCCAGCACTATTAACGCCGCAACTTTCAACGGACTTGAGTTCAACGGGGTTAACTTCAACGGGTCAAATTTTGTCAGCAGGTTTACTAGCAAACCGCTTGAAGACAGTCGTTTGACTGCTGACGATGGTCATACAGAATATATTGACAAGGGCACCGGTACCGCGAAACTTGCCAATGGCTATTTGACCATCGAAGGAACTGTAGACGGTTCAAGCACGCAGACTTTTCATGTTGAAATTGGTCCATCTGGGATAAGCAGCGAAATCAGGGACACCAATACACTTGTGGCCGGGTCTTTAAGCAAAGGCGTATTAACCTTGGCATACAAAGATGGCGCGACATTATATCAAGGCACGATTGATGCTCAGATTGCTTCACAGATAGACAACGTTGGCACTCTTGCATGGTCAGGAGCCCTGTATCCAAGTGCATCAGATCGCGCAATCTGTTCAATTCCACTAAATCAGACCCGCACTGGTTGGCTTATTCGTTGGAGTTACTACGCAAAGGGCAACCAAAATAACTACTACAACTATACTTTGCTACCAAACATTGTTAATCAGGGTAAAATAAACAATCTATATGTCACAATCTCGATGCCAGGATTAGGTACCTTCTTCAAACGACTTTGGTGGGATAATACAGGCATAACTGGCAGTGCTGACAACGTAGCCGGCAGCCAAGCACCGCATGCCGTTATGGATGCTATTTTTGCAGTATGAGGTGAAGAGATGGAAACCAAAAACAAAATTTTAGCTTCATTTATGACGAACACAGATGGCTACATCACCGGCTACCAGCAGGAGTTTTTTGATGGCAAAGAATGGCAAACACCATTCGATACCACGAACGCGGTGGAAGTGGCTCCGGGTGACCTCGACACAATCGTCATGGGTGCTACTAAGTGGGTTGATGGCAAGCTGACTGTGGACGCGGATAAGCAGAAAGCACTAGCTGATGTTGATGAACAGGACACGCAGACTGACCCACAGGTAGCAGCATTACAAGCCAAGGTGGACACGCAGAACGAAGCAATCACACAGCTCACCAACCTAGTGGTTGCGGTGGCAGACCCAGACAAACTGAACAAAGCACTCGGACTTTAATAGGAGGGAAACACATGGTAAACGTTTCGGCAATCGTACAAGTATATGGAGCACAGGTTATTGAGGCGTCGAAGGAAGACAAGACGAAGACGTTTGAACAGCTTCTTGACGAACAGGTTCCTGGCATCTTTCAGGACAAAGTGCGCGCTTTTTTCGGCGACAGCGTAGACGGCAAATCAGACGCCGCGTCATCACAGCCACAGGCTTAGTAGTGGCTTTCATCATTGGATTACTAATCTAATCGGAAAAGAGGTGAGGAAAAATGTTAGCACGAATTTGGACGGGGTTAAAAGAGCATCCGCTACACGATATCATCGCGCTTGCCTTGATTGGTATCGGTGTCAATATGGCTCTGGTGCCACAGCCGTTCGTCTGGCCGCCATACGTGCGGGACATCGCGAACGATCATGGTTTCGACTATGCCTTCGTAGTTGTTGGCATTGTGATGTTGTTGTGGGTGGTGAGCAAATCACACCACGAAGAATGGGATGCCGCTACGCTCGCGCTGGCGGCTTTTTTGATGGGCACATTGGCCGTCTATCAGTTTCTGCACGTAACGCATACCGGTGGTTTCATGCCATGGGTGCAGGATGCGGCAATACTCGCACTGATCATCACCCTCGCAGTCAGGAGTGATGCGGATGACGTGGACTGACTATCACCAGCTCATCAAGGACTTAACGGACTTTGTCAAAGCGGTGGCTCCAATTGCGGTGGCCTACATCACTTACCACTGGCGCAAGAAGCCAAGCGCAGCTCAACGCAAAAAGAAAGAGGTATCGAAAAATGGAAAATGAATTGCTTCAGCTAACCACCATTGCAATCGTGCTGGCACCTATCACAGCCGCCCTTGTGCAGGGTATCAAGTCTGCAACAGGGCTAGACGCGAAGAAGAACACGCTGGTGAGCCTGCTTATCGGCATCGTACTGGCTGGTTTATGGGCGCTGACCTTTGGCCACGTAGACCAAATTGGCCCGTATCTCATGGCAGGTCTGCTTTCTGGTCTATCGGCATCAGGCCTGTATGATCTCGCCAAGAAAACGGAGGCAAAGTAATGACATCAGCAAATCAGGTTCTGACTGAGGCCCGCAAGTATCTCGGCATTAGAGTTGGCTCGGCTGGCCATCATAACATTGTGGACGTCTACAACGCCCACAAGCCGCTGGCCCAGAACTACCGCGTCCGGTACACCGACAACTGGTGCGACACCTTCGTCAGCTTCGTGATGATTAAGCTTGGCGCCACGGCGCTGACTGACACCGAGTGCGGAGTGCAGCGTCATGTAGCCTTGTTCTCCAATCATGGCATCTGGATCGAGGACGGTACCATCACACCGAAGCCTGGCGACATCATCGTCTACAACTGGGACGATACCACGCAGCCAAACGATGGCTTCGCTGACCACATTGGCTTCGTTGAGAAGGTCAATGGCGGCATCATCACCACCATCGAAGGTAACAAGGGCGTGCCTGGCACCGTAGCGCGCCGTCAAATCAGCGTGGGTAACGGGGTCATTCGTGGCTATGCGCGTCCTCGCTATGCTGGGGCGTCCGCTTCGGCTACAGTCGAGAATGCGGGCGGCATCAGCGCGTCCGCGGCGAAGCTGACCGTTGACGGCTACTGGGGCCCGCAACTAACCATTGCGCTCCAGCGGTTGTACGGCACCACCGTGGATGGCATCGTGTCCAGTCAGTACAACTGGCACAACGCCGGCTTGACTGGTGGCTGGGAGTTTGTCGGCAAACCGGTGGGCAGTCTGCTCATCGCGGCGATCCAGCGCTCTTTGGGTGTCAAGGCGGATGGCAAGCTCGGACCCGCTACCATCAAGGCGATGCAGCGCAAAGCCGGCACGCCAGTCGATGGCAAGATTAACGCACAATCTCTGCTGGTCATGTACATGCAGAAGTGTGCCAACGCTGGGAAACGGCCATTCTAGCTCATCAACTCTCATAACAGCTCATCAATAACCTCACTCGCTTCGGCGGGTGGGGCTTTTTTTGCGCTCGTAAACAAAAAACAGGGCTGATTATTCAGCCCCGTTTTGGTCTTGCCTACGATTTGCCAACGCAAATATGCTCCGATATAAATGCACATAAATCAAATTAAACCGCCATCAATATTTAAGCACCCATGACGGCAATTTGAAATATGTATATAATAGAAGGAAACACATATAATCGGCATAAAAACCGGGTGAGATAAGAAGCGTTCATGAGCATTCTCAAGATGAATGAGGACGACACCAAGGGCAAGTAACTTGGCAGCCTGACACGCTGAGGCTGCGACAAAAAGTACTGTTAGCCTCAAAAAGACAAGCGCCCCGGCGCCGCGATTTGGTCGTAAAATCGCGGGGCCGGGGCGTTTTGGGCGTGGACTGATAAATCGCGCCTGGGCAAGTTGGCCTTACTTTCGTTTTCGGTTCGCGGCTGCCGCTTGCGTGCAGGCTGAGTCAGCGTAAACTATAGATCAAGCGGAAAAAGGGGGCGGCGAGGATGAACAGTAATGCACGAGTCGCGGATTTGCTGGCGAAGCTGATGGCGGGCCAAACCGTGGGCTTTGACGCGGGGGCCGGGGTCTCACTGCGGACATTTCAACGTGACCTCGCGGCTATCAGAACGGCACTGGCGGCGCAAAACGCCGGCCGTTTGGTGGAAACGAAGTCGCACCAGTTTCAGCTCGTGCAGGGGGATGAGGCCGAAAACCTCGCGCTGATCACTGGCATTTCTTCAGTTTTGCTAGGCAGTCGCGCGTTGTCTGCTTCTGAGATGATCAAGGCGTTGCGATTTTTGCAGGCGCGCCTGACGCCTGAAGACACTGCAACCGTCAACTTCTGGCTCAAGCAGGAAAAAGAAGACTATGTGCCGCTGGTGCACACAAAACCGCTGCTGGCACTGATGACGCGGCTGGAGACTGCCATCGCTGCCAAACTTCAGGTGACCTTCACTTATCGCCACTCAGGTCAGCCGCAGTGCTCAGAAATTAAAGGGCAACCCGTGACCATCTATTTTGACCGCTTCTATTTTTACGTCGTCATGTTTGTCGAAAAAAAGCACCGCTACCAGCTGTTTCGCCTGGATCGGATTCATGAAATCATCCAAACGGCGAAGGGCCAGCCTCTACCGCATGGCGAGCGCTACTTCCTTTCCGAGCACCGCCGTCACAGTTACCTGCTCGATATGGGGGAATTCATGGCGTTTCGATACGAGTGTTATAATTCGCCGGATAACGCCCTTGATATTTTTCCCGACAGTCGCGTGATCCGCAGGACGGCAACCGGCGGGACAATTATTGAGTCATACGCCTTCGTCTTCGGGGCGATGCTGTGGCTGCGCAGTCAAGGCGACTTGGTGAGGGTCATCTCGCCGCCGTCTTTGGTCAACCGCATGCGCGAATCCCTAACGGCGGCACTGAAGCGGTACGATGAAGGGGGCCAATGA